TTTGCCCAATCTTTTGTTTCTTATTTGTTCTGCTGTTTTTGGATGATTTGTCTTTTCATACGATTTATAAAACTCGTTTAATCTAATTGTTTGTGGCTCTGCTTGCTCGTTCTGAGCGTCTTTAACAACAAAGGCTCTTTGGTTGTTTTTTAACCGAACTTCCTTTTCTATTGTAACTACCGGCGGGTCTTTTTCTGCTGATTTAAACAACTGCTTTTCTTTAGAAATTTTTTGTTCTACTATTTGACCAGCCATCATTTCAGCAGCTTCGTCGCTTATTCCCATGTCCTTCATTTTTTTCTTATAACGGGCTTTACCAGCCTTTACTCCGAGCGCATTAACGGCATGCACGCCCATCAGCATAAGTCCGCTTTTAAAAGCCTCGCCATGAGCCTCGCTAGCTGACAGGCCTTCTGTAACTTCACCAGTTTCAGGGTCTCTATGTGATTTCATTGCTTCTATCATAGTTGTCGTATATCCAGCCGTAAACACGCCCCCATATTGAGCATAAACATTTTTAAAACTCCCAAGAGAACCAAATAAAGTCGCAGTTAAAGCAGTGGCTGGTATTCTTTCAAATCTTGCCCTAACTTTTTTACCAAAAGTGCTGTTTTCATCTAAATCTCCCTCGTGAAAAGTCGCTAAATTATGTATTTGAAAGTCTATATTAGCTTTAGCAGTATGCTTTAAAACAGGGATAAATTTTTTATTTTTTGTAAAAAGACGATATGCCCCACTTGTAAGTTTACCAGTTTTAGATGCTTTTAACGCGGCTTGAAAAGGAACTTTAGTAAGCCCGCCAATAATTGCAAACTCTCCTATTGTTCCTGCTAAATCAGCGGCATCACGAACAGTAACTTCCTGCCCGAATCCAACAGGGAGGCCGGCTGCGCTTACCGGGTCATATACACCCTGTGGTGCGTCCGGGTCTTTTGAGCGAGCATGCTCTAAAGGAGTGGGGCGATGTTTTTGCCATTCCAGCTCTACGAAAGGAGCCAAACTAACTGCTCTTTTAGATAAATATTGTATACCCTCACCAAAAGAACTTTTTCGCTTTACCTCCTTATCCAATCCTTCTAAACTTTTTAATGCCCATTCATTACCCTCACCAGCCATTTGTTTAATTGACATATATTCAGAATCAACAATATCCCTGTCAAGAGCAAAATTAGCCATCGCCGTTTGCATAAAAGTTAAATCTTCTGCTGACGGCTGGTGTAAATCTTCTATTTCCTTATTCTTTTTATCAACTACCTCCACCGATGGGCCCTGACCGGGTACTTCCCATCCCCATTGTTCAAACTCATATTGTTGTTTTTCCGGTTCACCCGGAGTGGCGGGTTCTGTAGTTCCTACAGGTGTTTCAAGAGCTGGAGGCGACCACCCCCAGCTTTCAAATTCATAAACCTTTGCCTGCTTTCCATTTGGCATTTTATCTGTTATACTGGTCTACGTAGTATTTATTAACTAATTTTTGTACAATTTTTCCCATTTTTTCCTTGGGCATATTTGTTTCTTTATCAAAATACTGGGGATATTGTTTACGTACCACCTCTATAGACCGTTGATATAATTCTTTATTCATCTCCGGTAGTTGTTTAGTGGTATATTGTTTTATCCTTTCCTCTGTACTACTAACAACATCTTTATACATTTCTTTAGTTGCGGGCGGCATTTTATATGGTGAGATTGATTCATCCTGTAGTAATTGTATTGCTTTGCCCTGCATATTAACCATATCCCGAAAATCTTTGCCCGGGTCTTTTTCCTGTAGTTCTTTATAAAAATCCTCTGGCGAAAACAGCCTTAATCTTTTAAAATCAGGATGATTCAGATTATTCATTAGCCATTCTGTCTTGACATTTGATTTATACTCTGTATCCAACAAACCTAATATATGGTCAAGATTTTTTTTACCGCCGGGACCTACGTTATATGAAACTTTCAATCTTTCTATATCTTCAATTTTTTGCAATATTCCAATATCAGTGCTCATCATTATTGTGTTTGCTAAATTAGTTGCGCTTTTATTATTCTCTAGAACTATCCCGGCAGCTTCTTTAATATTCGGATTATATTTGGAGTTGTTTGCAGCCCATTCTGTACCCGCTCCTTTATAAACATTGTCATTCAGATATTTTATATCTTCTTGTTCTTCGTCTCTTTCCTTATTAAATAAATCGACAGCATCTTTTTTTTGGTCATACTCTAACTTTTTTGTCTTATATGTTAATGCCGCTGCATTTTGTTTGTTAGCTAGTTTTTGTTGGGTAATAGCGTCTTCATATTTTTGTTTAGATAAATCTAGATATTCTTGCCGAATTTTAGCATTGTCTTTAGCCTGAATAAGCGCTGGCAACTGCTCCATAAATTTAGCGAAATATTCACCCTTTTGGTATCCATTAGCCATTATAATTTATCCTTTATTATATTTTCCTTTTATGGTTTTATATCCTGTTCGCGAATTAAATACTATATCATAATTAACAGTTTTATATCCACCTATTTCTCCAATTGCTTCAGGCATAAACCCTTCAATGTCTTGAGCCATAGTACCAATATTAATATCATCTGACCATTTATATTTAAACATATAAATAGGCACATTATTTTTCATGGTGAATAAGCGGTGAACATCTTTTTTTAGCCTTACGTCTGACAATCCTAAGGTAGCAGATAGGTTTTGTTGCGATGCCGTTCCAGACCCGCCATATGCTCCAATCTGACTATAATCACTGCCAGCATTGACCCAGTTTTGCCAACTAGCTTCATCTGGGAATCCTAATTGATACCAAGGGTCTTGGGCTAGATATTGTTGTTCGGCATCGCTGACAGTTTCCGGAGAAAAATCGCCAAATTCAAACTCTCCCTTGGCTTCAATGTCCCTGATGCCAGCTAGCAAGTCAGCCTGAAAACCCGCTACAATACCGCGTCTACCACGCTGAAACTCTTGTCCAACACCGGCTCTAGCTTGCTGTGCCGCACCAGCGCCAATACCGGAACCGCCAAATCCAGCTTGTGCCTGTTGTTGTCTCATTTGAGTACCTATTTGTCCCATTTGCTGTTGACCGGCAGTGGTAATGTCACCCACCTGCTGGGCATACCCTTGCTGCCAGTCTGGTAAATCTTCCATGTATTCCTGTAATCGTGGGTCGTCTGCTATTCCTTCAAACCCCATTTGTTCTAAAGCCTGTAATGGGTCAGTAGCTGTAGCGTAACCACCAGTCTGCATTCTGCGGGGCATCATATAGTCGATGAGACCTCCACCCTGTGTTCCCACCATTGCAGATACACCCGCTGCTCCAGCTCCTGCTGACGGTAACTGAAAAGATTTAAAATAATCACTTAAAGCCTGTCCTTTTGTAAGCCCCATTTCAGAGCCGGCTTCCATGGCTTCACTTAATCCTCCGATTCCCTCGCCGATTCCTTTACTAATTTTACCAAATGCTTCACCCATCATCGCAGATTGTAAACCCGATACTAATGCTCTTTCACCCATCCCGGATTTAAATTCTTTTTGTGCTTCTCCTATATCTTTTCTAGTCTGTTTTCTGTATTTCCCTTCGCCAATTTTTGTAGTTTTGTATTGTTTTTCTCCTAAAAATCTACCCAATCCACCACCTATGCCAGCTCCTACAGCAGTCCCAGCCGGACCAGCTAGAGCAGTTCCCGCTATAGACCCGACGGTTCCCAGTATAGAACCCCACATGCCTGCCCTTTGCTGTTCTTTAGCAATCTTTTCTTGCTGTTCTTTCAATTGGCGCATCTCACCCTGATATTCTCGTCCGCGTCTAGCGCTAGCTATTACACCGCCAAGCTGATAATTGTTAGCAGGGTATACCATACCGCCGCCATATAATTCCATTAAACTTCTAGCCATAATATTTCCTAATCATCAAAACTTTTAATCTTACACATTTTCCAACTCAACTACTCTTGATGTTAATTCTTGTATGGCTTTAACAAGCATAGGAATCATCCTCGTTGTAGACAATGATTTGAAATCATTCACCTCAATCCCATCTATAATACCATCTTCAATATTAACATAATGAGAAGCAACATCTAAAACTTCATCTGCAATAAAACCATACCTAATTCTATCATCATCACCTGTCTCTCCCCTCCCATTATATTTAAATGTTCTTGGTTTTAATTGATTTACAATATTCAATCCGTCGGATAAATCTTGTACATCTTTTTTTATTCTAATATCTGATAAACTACTAATTGTACCATCATTTGTATAAGAGTCCCCAGTTGAAGCATCAATTTTAAATCTTGCAGTTGTACCATCCTTAATAATAAGATGATTATTTGACATTATTTCCCATATATTGCCATTATCTTCAATAATTAAAGATGATATAGTAACAGCAGAACTACCTATATATAAGAAACTACTAGCTCCGTTAGCTGAAACGGGAGCTGATTGTCCAATACCAACACCCTCATCAGGTTCTAAAATAATATCAGCATCAGAACCTATTACTAAATCTTCAGGATTATCAGTATTAGCATAAATATATGTATCTGTTGAATCGAAGTATATCTTTTTATTCTCTGTTACTGTTAAATTATTTCTTAATATAGTGTTACCTTTAACTTCTAAATCTTTATCAACATACTGATTTCCATCTCTAGAAAAACGCGCTTTCCACAACATACCTTTGTGTTTTTTATACAAAGACAGCTGTTTATTGCCCTCCTGTGAAAAAACCTGTTCTCCATCGCGCATATTCCTTGCGGCCGGAGGATGGCTTAAAACAGATTTAGTATCACCAGAAGCGAAAGAGCTTTCTTTTGCGTTTTGCAATCTGCGTATATCTCTACCTAGCGGCATTATGATACCCTCTTATACAATGGCCTGTATTCAATTGATATATCATTTATATCAAATGTTTCCGCCGATTCTTGCTGTGGGTTAAATTTAAATTGTATACTCTGACAGGACGGTACGCTGTCGGCCGTAAATGTAGCCACATCCCATGCAGAAGCCTCATCTAAATCTCCAGAATGAGTACCAGCAGGTGTAACATTTGAGCCTGTAGCAAAATCACTCCAAGAATTTTTACCATCTATAGAATATTCCAGCGGTCTTAATTCGTCATGCGATGATTTATAAGTAGCATATACTTTATAAACCTTTTTTAAATGTGCCGGGTCTCCAAAATCTATATCTCTGGTAGTTATATTAATTTTTGCTTGATTGGCAGCTTCATTGCTCCAATATCTCATTTCAACTGTACCGCTACTTTCATATCCAAGGAATAGATTGCCCTGCCAATCTGTAATAAAGTTTGTGTATTCTTTCTGGTCTGTAAATGCATTATCGGCGAATATCCATGAACCTGTTTTAAAATCATATATATAAGCATCACCATTACTAACACTGCCATTAGCGGCAACTCCACCATAGTCACTACCAGTATGGTCGGTACCTCCACAGTCCTTCATTACTATTAATTGTTTTCTGCGTTTCTCATACCCAACTATACTATACCCAAGAAGACCACCAACTGTATATATAAAGTCACCCCAAGCGGGGGGAAACATTCCATTGGCGCTGCTTGTTTCGGCTATCTTATTGTCTATTAAATTTCTTATTCTACTACCATCATATATATAACAACCGCTCTCATTTACCCAACATATACCATAATCTGTACGAACAACGGCAGCGGGGTGCTGGACACCATTATGTTTTATATTCTCTTCAAGAAACCAGTTGGTGTCAGAGGGTGATGATATATTGATAATTTGAACTGAACGTTGTTTAAAAGCCAGTATCCTATCAGCGTATTCTTCCAATTTTACATAATTTTCCGCATCCCCCTTTACCACATCAATAAAATTAGTTGATGGAAATGTATCAAACTTATTAGGCATGCTGTACATAAGTCTATCGCCATAAACAGTAGCTTGACCAGTATCAGGATTGACTACTTTTACATGAGCCACAAACGTTCTTCTATTGGCCACTACTGCTGTTTTCCAACCTTCATTTACACCACCAATGGAAATAGAATCTACGCTCGAAGAAAAACCATTTATAGTATCATAGGTGTCTAAATTAGGAGAAAAAGAGAATACCGCCTCGCTGTATAATTCTGTTTCAGCGCTACCTACACTATCACTTAATGGATTCCATCCCGTTAATCCACTAACATCGCTTTCTGTGCGCTGTACGTAATCAGCGTCTAAAGATGCCCTAACTCCTTTTCTTAAACTTATATCCGCTAAAAGAACCCATGGCTCATTATTTTCATCATCAGGCCTGAAGTAAACTCTGCCGCCACTTATCCTTTCGTCATAACTTCTTTCTGCCCTAACTCTTATTTTTTGTTTATAATCCGCCGTAACAGTAAAAGTATTACTAGAAGTTGGCACATATAGTAAAGATTCCTGATTATCATCGTATATAAAACTAATTGCTATTTGATATACATCGGCAAGCCACGTACTTGCAGCATCAGAAGATTCTGTAATTGAAACATTAAATCCTGCTCCAGCAGTAGTTAAATAATCACTTCCATCAGAATTTCCTGCCCCATCAGTTGTATCAATTTTACATTCAGTTGGTGGTGCTAAATCATTTAGATTAGAAAAAAAATCATGGTAGAGTTGACCTGCAATAAGTTCATCATTGGATGTGGTATTTTCAAAATGATTGCGCTCTACATAACCAAAATGACGTACAACTGACGAATTATTAAAATTAGTATCACAGGCTCTGATAGCATTGTCAACAAAATAATAAGATATTTGCGAATCACCAGAAGCAAGAAAATTATCTACGCCGTCAGTCCTTAAGTTTATAGTGTAGGCACCAGTCCACCCAGAGGCCCCTATACTTCTTTGCCAGATATCCACTTGACCGTTCGCAGCGTCGGCAAGAGCTACAAATGTTTCTCCAATAATGTGACGTTTAACAACAGCGCTTGTATTGGCTTCAACTATAATATAAGGCTTTACCTTTATTTCTGAAGCGTCAGCGTCCGAACCAGAATCATACACTCTTTTAAATCCATTATTTTTTGCTGTGTTAGTAACGGATATTATGCTACCAACTGGAAAAAGATTGGATTCCCCTGCCCTATCTCTTAGGTTGATTGTGTCTTTCGTAGCAAAACTTGTATTACTAGAGCCTGTGGAAATATAAGCACTATTTTCTAATCCAAAATCAGATTCGAATACAGCAAGTCCATAACCCGGAGCCACTGTAGCAGTCCTATCGTTAATGGTAGAATTATAGTCAGTCTCACCACCTCTTGTACGTATAGCCCCCTGCTGGTCTATCATAATGTCAACACCATTAGCAAGCTCATTAACAGCTAAATCTCTGGGGTCTTTTAAATTATTTATACCACCAGAGAAGTCATTTAATGTATACATTTGTTTAGGCATTTTTTAACTCTAGATGTACTAAATCGTTAAATTTCTGGTCTTTAATTTCACCGTCTGAATCCCAATCGGCTCCAGACCTTACAGGGATTTTCATCATGTGAGCAATTCCGCGAAGCATACCAGCCATATAGTAATGACGATTAATACCTTTTACAGAATCAAAGTCTACAGGATATGGCGTAACATCTACTGCTTTTCCATCTATGTGTTTAGACTTCATTGTTTTAGACGCTCCGCTATCAACAAGCTCGCGCTGACGTTCTTTTGAGCGTACCCCTTCCAGTATAGTTAAATCCATTAACTTAATAGCTTCATTCAAAACATTCACCAGTTTTGAATCAACGCCTTTTAATCTGGATTTTGAACGTTTACCAAATTTAGGCATCAGAACTTCCAGAAAATCTTAATACCCGAAGAAGCGATGTCTAACACTTCTTTTACTATTCTATCACGTTCAGTCTTGGTAATCTTGCCGTCTTTTGCAGCTTCGTGATATACGTTTAAGGCTTCCTGTATTTCCTTTAAAACCTTTTTGTACTTTGCGGCAGCAAATGTTAAACCACCGCCGATAATGATTGCAGCCATATAAGCTGCATTACTCCAATTCAACCATTCCATTACATTTTTCCTTTAAATAGCCAAGCGATGAATCC